GGTGGATGGGGATGCTCCGCTCCCCGTGGTTCGCCGGGTCGGTGTAGTCGGTGGTGCTCATGATGCGTGCTCCATTCGGAAGGGTTCCTGCTCCCGGCTTGTGCCGGATGCGCCGCCCGGGGTGTCGAACCCCGGCCCCTCGCCCCCGTCGGGCGCGGCGCGGATGCTGCGGGCTAGGCGGCGGCGATCACCTCCCGGCGGGCCTCACCCGCAACGCGGCGGGTGTCGGTGTGGCTCACAGTCCCACCCCCGTGAGGTGCGCGGCGAGGTCGAGCAGGGCCACGAACGCGGCGACGGCTGCGAGCATCGCCGGGCCGATGATGAACGGGGCGATGATGTCGTGGCGGTCCTGCCACGCGGTGAGGCGGTCGCGGCGGGTCATGCCGACACCTCGCAGTCGTGGCCGTATGCCCATTCCCCGGCGTCGCCTTCGTCCTGCATGTCGAACGCCCGGCCGCACTCATCGCACACCTGCCCGGCGGGGGTGTAGGGGTGCGTAGTCGTGAGGGTGCGGCGCACCTGCACCGTCACCGGGTAGGTGTCGGGGTCGTCGCCTTCGTCGATGATCGCGGCAACTCCCCCGGCGAGATCGTCGGCGAGGTTGTCGTACACGTCCCGCTGACGCTCGTGCGACGCGGCGAGGGCACCGGCGGCGGCGGCATCCATGAGCGCGCCGTAGCCCCCGTCGGCCTCCACCCGCCGGAGCGTGGTGGCGTGTGTCTGCGATGCCCGGGCGGCGGCCCGGAGCGCGTCGGTGATGGTGTCCACGGTGTCGTCCCCGTGCCGGTACATGGCGTGTGCGAGGTCCCGATCGTCGTGCATGGTGCTCATGGTGTGTGCTCCGTTCGGAAGGGTTGCGGCGTGTGCCGTGACCCACGGTAGTCCTCCCGGGTGGCGTGCGCAAGTGTCCACGGGGAACGGGCGAGACTGTCGGGAGGGTGTAGGGAGACTGTCGGGGTGGTGGCGGCCGTGAGGGTGTCAAGGAAAGGGTGTCGCCTACTACGTATGTCGCCACCCCGACACCCTCAGATCAACGGCGGAACCCCGGCGGGAGACTGTCGGCCTACACCCTCACGAGGGAGACCCCTCACCGGGGTGGTTCGGGCGGGCTTGCGCCCCCATCGGGCGCTACGCCCGCCCCTCCCCTCCCCGGGGCGTTCGGAGTCTCCGGGCGTCGCCACCCCTTCACTGTCGGTGACCCCTTCACCCCTTCCCCTGCCCCTCGTGGCCGATGTCGTGGCACCGATGGGCCGTAGTAGGTGCCTACTACTGCCTGCCCCCCGCCACGCCCGCCTAGTGGCAGGTGTCGAGCACCCCCCGGCCAGGCCCCCTCGCCCCCCTGGCGCACGTATGAAGGCACTCGCGATGCGCGCACGCGACGACGCGCACGCGACGCCCGCGCCGGCACGCGCACCCCCCCGGGGGGGAGGGGGGGCGGGCCGCGGGAAGCGGGGGGTCTCTGTGTGTATGGGTACCCTGTGGCACGAAACCGCGGCCCCACATCGGCCGTTCCGCGCTTCTCGCGCTTGCGCTTGCACACGCGCACCCGGATGCGCTACATTTCGGGGGTCGGTGGTCACCTGACGCTCGATCTGGACGTACTCCAGATCCAGACTGACGGGATGGGTACCACCCCGCTCCTGGTACCGGGACGGGGGGCAGGCGAGGGGCCGGACCCCGCAGCGCCGACATCGCCTGCACTACATGACGGGCCCGTTTCTCCGGATGCAGGAGGCGGGCCCGTCACCTATCTGGCCCCTAGAACCGCGCCCCTGCGATCCGCATGGCGTCAGCTGCGCCCGGAAGCACGACTCCGGACTCGATCCACTCCCGCCACTGCGAGTCGTCCGGCTCCCGGGTCATGGGAGGCGGCGAAACCATGAGCGCGTACTCCAGCGCGTCGAGCCGGTGGTCGTTCTTCTTCACCCGCTCGTCCGGTCGGTCGGTCTCACTGCGTGTCGAGGCCCGGTACCGCGCCCCAACCACCGAGTCAATGAGCCCTTCGCACCTGCGGCAGATCACCAGCGCCGGAGTCTTGCCCTCACGGCCCACAACACGGGCTGCGAGCATCTGCGCAAGCCGCTGGTCACGCACCCCCTGGCGCTTTCCCTTGTCGCATGGAGCGATGTAGATGCCCTGACGGGCGTATTCCACCATGTAGGAGCCGGAAGCGCCTCGCTGACGCCCCGCAGGGTCGCCGATCGCCATGACTTCCTTCACTCCGAACCGCTCGCGCATCTCCCGGACCGCCCGGGCGTGCTCCGCGGGCTCTTTCTCCGCCACTCCGTAGTCGGCGAAGGCGATGATCGGATCCTCGCCGCTCTCGTCCACCGCGAGCCACACCACAGCGGTCTCCACGGCCCGTCCGAAGTCCCATCCCTCGATGATCAACTTCCCGTGGAGCGATCCGGCGTCAATGTTGTCAATGACATGCACATCCGGGTCGAACTCCACGAAGATCTGGCCCTCAAACGCGCCCCAATCGCCCCGGACGTAGGCCGCGTGGCGTGCTCCGGTGAACCTGTCCTGGATCTCCTGCACGTACTCCGGTGGGAGGTAGGGGTTCTCGTCGGTTCGGGCCGCGAACATGTCGAAACCCTTGCTCCGGGTGCCCCGGCAGCCCGGCGGCACGAAGTTCCGGCGGATGAAGGTGCTCGGACCCGGGTTACAGGTGATCCAGATGCGCAGCGGCCCCGAAACCCGGACCTCGATCTCCTTCCCGGCCACCATGCGCCGTGAGATCGTCTTTCCCTCCGGGTTCGGAGTCCCACGAAGTCGGCCGGCGCCGAGCATTTCGTACACCTCGTCCGCGACCTCGGAACCCTCGTCAATGTAGACCCAATCAGGCTCCACACCGAGGAAGTTCTGCTCCGACTTCGCGTTTCGGAACATGATCTCCGACCCGTTCCAGAACTTGACATGCGGCGGCGCAGATGCGGCCTTTCCGCCGGTCACCTTCACCAGCCCCGCGTCAATCAGGCCCGTCATTTCAAGCTCTCGCATGAAGGTTCTCCATGTGGAGTCCATCAGCGGCCGGTACTCCTTACGACCGATGATCCCCAGGCTCTTTGGGTACTCGATCGCCGTCCTGATCGCCTCCCGCGATCCGGCCTTCGTCTTGCCTGCGCCCACAGCCCCGGCATAGAGCCGCCACTTCTTCGTGGAACTGTGGAACGCGGTCTGTGCTGGTAGCGGTTCGTACCCACGCCAAATGTCAACTGTTGCGCTCATGGTGCTAGTCTAGTGCGTATGCGCGTGCGCATTACTATGTGCAAGCGGAAAGATCAACCGGAAGTAGATCGGAAACATGGGTAATCGTTGGGTCGAGGTTCCACTTCACCTCCCCCGCAAGTGTCCGATCACTGGACGCTCCGCCCCCGAGGCCGGTCCGTATCTGGAGACTGACTTCCGCTACTTCGCCGCCGACCCCGAGGCTGCCGCCCGCGGGGAACTCGTGCTGAACACGCTCTACCTGTCCGCGCAGTATCTCCGCGAGGCGATGGACCTGGAGGACACGCCATTCATGGCAGTGACCCCGGAGACTGTCGCCAATCTGAACGCCGAGATCGCCGCGAAGGCCGACGAGATCGCCGCGCTCACTGCGCGGGTCGCCGAACTGGAGGCGGGTGCGCCCGTGACCGTGACACACGACATGCTTCGGCTTCTCGTGGATAGCGCGGAGAAAGTGCCCGCCTCCGGGCCTATCCCACAGATCGGGTCTATGGACCCGGACCACCACACCCCGACCCCACGCCCCCGGAAGGCCGCCTGATGGATCTCCAGCCACTCGCAGAACTCGCCATGTCCCTCCAGAACGCGAACACCCGCGTGATGAAGAACGCCGCCGCCCTCCAGAACAAGCCGTCGGAGTCCCCGAAGTTCGTGATGCCCGGCGTCATGGACGGATCGCGCTACTACGCGCCGCGTCAGAACCCGTACTACTCGTTGCCGCAGGCTCCGCCCCACGGCCTCCCGCAGATGCCGCAGATGGGTATGCAGGACCGGGGCTACTAGGTGGCGCGGCAGACCTACAAGCCGGAGAAGTATGAGGATGGTTCCTCTCGCCCGGCGAACCCGTTTGGGCTGAACCAACTCCGCCCCCATGTCCCGCTGGCGGTAATCCCGCCGCCGCCGCGCCCCAAGATGCGCCTCCCCCTCGTCCCGTCCCGTCCGCTGGAGCCCTCGCGTCGTGTGAAGGCGAAGTCACTCGGAAACACGGTCCCGTGGAAGAACGTGGTTGATCACAACAAGAGCCAGGGGGCATAGGTGCTCGCATCGGTAGTCATTCTCGCGTCGTGCCTCGCAGGGATGCTCGTGCTCCACGCATGGGTGTACCGGGAGAACACGGCCGAACGGGCTCGCCTGCTCGACCGCATCCAGGCACCCGAGGCAAGCCGCATCGCCGCATACGAGTCATACGCATCGCCCCCGGGCCGTGAGTTCCCCGAGCCGGAGGACGTCGTTCCCCCGGTTGACCTTCGGTGGGACGACGACCTGCAACTCATTGGATCTACGGAGGACAGCGCGTGAGCATCACAAACACGGCCGTCACGGTTGCCACGTCGGCCACAGTGATCGCGCCGATTGACCCAACCCGTCGGCAGGTCGCGTTCCATAACCCGAACGCCACCGTGATCTACGTCGGTGGCCCCGGCGTCACGACGACCAACGGTTTCCCTGTCAACCAGAACGTGACGTTTCAGCTCACGCAGCCGCACCGCGAGGACACGACGGTGGGGCAGGAGTGGTACGGCATTGTCGCCGCCGCCACGCAGGTTCTTCGTGTCGTTGAGGCGGACAACTAGCCGTGGCCGCCGGGTTCACCGACTACTTCGAGGGAAAGGTTCTTGGCCTTATCTTCGGGGCACGCGCTTTCACCGCGCCGTCGACCTACTACGTCGGCCTCTGGACGACGACGCTTTCGGACACTTCTACCGGCTCCACGGCCGGTGAGGTGAGCGGCGGCTCCTACGCCCGCGTGTCGGTGACCAACGGAACTTCGCAGTTCGCGGACCCGGCCGGCGCAGGTGCCACTTCCAACGCCCAGCTGATCTCGTTCCCAATGGCAACCGCGTCGTGGGGAACGGTCACCTACGTCGGGATCTGCGACGCCTCAACCGCAGGGAACATGATCGCCTACGCGCAGCTTGCCTCCTCGGTTTCGGTCGCCCAGTACGACACGGTGATCTTCCAGCCGGGTGACCTCGACATCACGCTGACATAAGGGGGTTGATGTGGCTGATGACGTAACCCTCAACTCCATGAGCGGTGGTCAGGTCGTCGCAACCGATGACTCTGGCACGGGTCACGTTCAGATCGTGAAGCTGGCGTACTCCGCGGATGGTTCGCGCACGCCGATAGACGCTGACACCAACGGGCTGAAGGTCAATGTCGGCAACACCGTCACGGTGACGCTTGGTTCGGCGTTGCCTGCTGGTTCAGCCGTCATCGGTGCCGTCACGCAGTCTGGAACCTGGAACGTCGGCTCCATCACGACGCTTCCGGCGCTTGCGACCGGCTCCAACACCATCGGCGCGGTCACACAGGCGTCCGGCCCGTGGACCGTTGTCGAGCGCGGTGCGACCATCGCGCACGGTCAGGGGTCGGTGACGACCTCCGCCGCGCAGTTTCTTGCCTCTGGCTCTACGCGCCGTTCGGTGACGATCCAGAACCTCGGCACCGACTATGTGTACATCGGTGCTACGGGGATCACCGCAAACAATGGGATCCGCCTTGCGCCAGGTCAGACGCTTGTCATCGACAAGAGTCCAAACGCCGCGATCTTTGCGATTGCTGCCAGTGGCACGCAGGTCTGCTCGTACCTCACGGAGAGTGACTGATGAGCATTATTTCCAGTCAGGCGTATTTCAGCCTTACGCTTCTCGCCACGCTGGATTACGCCGGACCGGCTTCGGGGACGTACACGGCCCCGTCGGCTGCAAAATTGTATGTGATCCACCTTTGGGGCGGTGGTGGTGGTGGCGGCGGCGGTGGTAGTACCGCCACCGGGCAGGGCGGCGGTGGTGGCGGTGGCGGCACGTATGCCCAGTTTGTCGCTGACGCAGCGATGCTCGGTTCTTCGATTGCTTATCAAGCGGCCGCAGGTGGGGGTTTCGGAACAGCCGGAGTAGCCGGAGGACAAGGAGGTTCCTCCTACTTCGGTCACTACGCAGTCATTGGTGCGGAAGGCGGATCTGCGGGAGGAACAAGCGCACCGACAGCCCCGACTAACGGAGTAGGTGGCTCGTCGCCGCCAGTGGTTGGGATTTCCCCAATGCGCGCATCGCAAGACACGGGCGGAACAACGACTGCCGTCAGGCTGGCGAGTCTTCGCGGCCCCGGTCACGGAGGATCTTCGACTGCGGGATTTGGGTCGGGCGCTGGCTATAAGAACTGGCTTGGCGGCGGCGGCGGCGGCGCTGGTGGCAACGCCACATCAGGTGCCGGTAACGCAGGCGGCGACTACCTCGTGTTTCCTAATCAGGTGCTTACCTCGGGCATTATCGGAACTGGCGGTGGTGGAGCAGCCGGAACAAGCGGAACAAGTGGTGACGGTGGAGGCGGCGGTGCCGGGACGACTGGTACTGGTGGCACCGGAGGTTGGGGGAGCAACGCATCCGGGGCAGGTTCACTTATTTCCTCTTGGTACGGCGCAGGTGGTGGCGCAGGTGGTGGCGGCGGCACAACTGCCGGTGGTGCTGGCGGGTCTGGCGGGACTGGGTACGTCAAAGTCTATGTGTACGGGTAGACGATGACAGTACTTACAGATACTCAGGTCATCACCGCAAGCGGCGGGCTTGTGGAGTTGGGGTACTCGCAGATCACATCCTCGGTTCCTATCGGCTCAACTACCGAGGCAAGCGGAACGTCAGTCATCGGCACACTGACAGTTGTTTGTGATGGAAGTCCTATCCTCGTCGAGTTCTTCTCACCCGCCATAACGGTCGCTTCCTCCACTGGTGCCACCGTCGGTGCAAACCTTGTCTACGACGGAACAGTTGGGAACAGGCTGTTCTTCATGCAGAACAGCAACGGATCATCTACCTGTCAGGCACCCGCTCACAGTGTTGTAAGACTTACGCCTTCCTCCGGGGTTCATACGTTTGCGGTCACCGCGTTCAATAGCGTAACGGGAGGTTTCATCGGGGCAAACTCGGCACATTCGCATCCCGCCTTCCTTCGCGTATCCAAGGTCGTCACCGCGACCCAGTGGCCCGCCGCCACCACCGGCACGATCATCTGCACCTCTAGCACCCGGCCCGCGAGTCCGTTTGCTGGGCAGCAGATTTACGAGACTGACACCAATCTCGTGTACGTCTACTCGGGCAGCGCGTGGGTCAAGGTGTTGCAACAGAAGTCCACGACAACAACTGGCTGGACCAACGCGACGTACACGAACAGTTGGGTGTCGTACGGCAGCACGTTCTCCCCGGCGCGGTACATCAAGGACGACTTGGGAGTGGTCCACCTTGATGGGCTAATCATGAACGGGACCATCGGGACGAGTGCGTTCACTCTGCCTGCTGGGTTTCGGCCTGCGTACCAGCAAATCTATGCGGCGTTGTGCAACCCAAACGCCATTGGCCGTTTGGACATTCTGACCAATGGTCAAGTGCAACCGGCAGCGGGCAGCAACGTGTCCTTTTCTCTTGCTGGCGTGACGTTCTTGGCAGAGGCCTAAGTGACCCTCCTCCTCCTTCTCACCGCCAGCGGCGGCCCGCGCAGCGTCTCGGCCACCGTCCCCGCGCAGGCGGACCTCACCGCGACTGCTCTTGACAAAGCTGCGGTCAAGCCCGCCGCCGAGATCAACGTGTTCTCGTCGCTTACGGCAGCGGCCACCGACAAGGCGCCCGTGCGCCCGATGCCGGTCATTGCTGTACAGAGCGACCTCTACGCGGTACTTCGCCGCGCTACAGACCGCCTCACCGACACGATCACTGCGACAAGCGACCTCCAGGCAACGCTCCGCAACACCACGCGGCGTCCGTCCGCAAGCGTTGACGCCGTAGCCAGTCTTTCCGCGGACGCCCACTCAAGCGCCAAGCGCGCCGCTGCGGCGATCATCGCCATATCGGATATCTTCATCCGCATCCCGCCACGCTCTCTTGGCGGCGTGGCGAGCGCGGCCTCTGGTCGCAACACCACAGGCTCCTTGACCGGCGGCACTCGCGGCAGCGCGGGCACCGCCGGCGCCGCAGCGGGACGGAGCACCACAGGAACTCTCACAGGCGGGAGCCGCGGCACTGCGGGCACCGCGAGCCCAGCATCTGGAAGGAACGTCTAGCTCACTATGTCGACCAACGAGAAGGCACTTACGCCATCACCCCCGAGGGGCTACTACACCGGGAAGGGGACCGCTGCCGGTGCGCTGGCGAAGATGGTCGGTGAAGGACGCTCGATCGCAAAGCAGGAGCGGTCCCGCTGGCAGACCAACCGCTACATGTACCGCGGTGAGCAGTGGTCAACGCCTCGTCCCGGCGCGCAGGCTTCATCGGCCCGCCTCTCGATGATGGTTGACAACCCGAAGGGTCGAAAGCGCGACACGTTCAACCGTCTGCGCCAAATGACTGACGGCCGTGTGTCGCTGCTCACCGCGCAGCGCCCGCCGTATGAGGTGGTCCCTCGCGGCCGCGAGCAGGGCACGATTGACGCCGCACGACAGGCGACGAAGTTGGTTGCGGCCAAGTGGGACGAGTCTGGCTGGAATGTCGGCGGCTCGATCCGCGAAATGGTGCTCAACGGCGAGATTGACGGGATCTCGTTCCTGCACGTGTATTACGACCCCAACTGCGGCGACGTCAGCCACATCCCGTTCGACACCACCAGCGGCAAGCCCGTGGACTCGGTGGAGCACTACGAGGCCTTGTCGGGGGCGGACCCCAATGGCGAGTCCCTGTGGTCGTACCGGGCGATGAAACTCGGTGACGTCTGCTGGCGCGTCGTGCGCCCCGGCGCGATCTCGGTTGACCCGTCGGCCGAGCGTTGGAGCGACTGTCGGTGGGTTGTCGAGTCTCGAGTTTTTCCGCGCTCGATGATCGAGGATCAGGCTGGCGCGAAGGTCGAGGACATCATCAAGTTGTCCGTCGAGCGGACCAACCGCTCACCCTCGCAGGGCCAGCGCCCCGACGTCGCCGTTCCGCTGAACGTCGAAGATCAGGCCGGCACCTCCGACCGCACGGTTGCGGGCCGCGACGAGTTCCTCGTGCACGAGGCCTACATCAAGCCCGGCGGGGACTGGCCGAAGGGTGCGCACATCCGTTGGCTCGACAGGGCACCAGGCTCACCGCTCACGATGGAGCCCTACGACGACTACTGCCTCCCCTACCGCCCGTTCAACCCGAAGCCCGACGGCGGCCACTTCATGCGCTGCCGGGGGACGGTGGACGAACTCGCTCCGATCCAGCAGCGGTTCAACCGCATCCTGTCGCTGGTGCACGAGTGGCTGGAGAGGGTCGCCCGGCCACCGATGATCGTGCCGATCGGTGCGCTCCGCAATCAGGAAATCTTCAACGACAAGGGCATCATCGAGGTTCACCCGATCGGTGATCCCCACTTCATGCCGATCTCGTCGGAGCCTGTCGCGGTGCTCACGCAGCACCTTCAGTGGTGCGTGTCGCAAATGGCAGAGATCGCCAATCAGTCCGATGCGATCCGCGGTTTCTCGCCCGGGCAGGGCGTCGAGTCAGCGGTCGGTATCCAGACCCTCGCGCAGAACAGTGAAACGCAGCTCTCCGGGACCGCCGCGCAGGTCGCAACCGCGATCGAGTGGGGACTCTCCCGCTCGCTGGAACTCGTGGCGAAGAACTACGTCATGCCGCGCCTGATCTCGTCTGCCGGTGTGGACGACTCCGAGGAACTGCGTGCCTTCACCGGCTCACAGATCCGCGGCGCGGACAACGTGCGGATCACCGCATCCATCCTCCCGCAGAGCCGGGCGCTTCAGTTCCAGACCCTCATGCAGTTGGCCCCGGTGGTCGGAGCGGACATCCGCCCGCACGTTGCCCGCTTCATGGAGGGTTCCTACGACGAGTTCATCAACGCCGAGACCGCACAGCGCAGCCGACAGAAGCGTGAGAACCACGCCCTTGCGGCCCTCGCAACGCTGCCGATCAAGGATCAGGTGTGGACGGACTTCAGCGGGCTGAAGGCGCAGTTCATGGAAGGCCTCCAGTTGGCCGCGAAGAACGGCTCCATCAACCCAATGCAGGACGCCCTTGCCCGCGGCATCCACCCACCCCTGGTCCTCGACCTCCTTCGTACCGCGGGGATCAACGTCCCGACGGTCGAGGACTACGACGACCACACCGCGCACCTGCGGATGCTGGACGACTGGCGACTGTCGGACGGCTTCGACGCCGTGCACCCGATGGTCCGTCAGGCCGCACGTGAGCACGCGGAGGATCACAAGAAGGCACTCGCCGGTAAGTTGACCTCGATGGGGTCACAGCAGCCGCCGGCCGGTGCCGGAGGCGCTGGCTCAAAGGCAGCACCGAAGGGACAGCCCTCACCACCCAAGCAGCCGGGGCAGGCACCCGGAGCGAACGCACCAATGCCAGTGGCAGGAGCGAACTAACCAATGAGTGACCTTTCAGACATCGCACCAACAGGCTTCGGCACCGGGTTCTCCCGGGAGATCGAGGCAATCCTGGCGGTCTCTGACCGCGGGATGCTCTACGCGCAGGAGGTGAGGGAGAACTTGGCTAAGGCAGGCATGATCATTTACGAGAAGGTGGACATGCCTGACGTCGAGCCTCCCGTCCTCGCGGACGAGCCGCAGTACGAGTACGAGGACGAGGGCACAACCGACGACATCAAGGGGCCCGCATGAGCACCGACGCACTTCCCCCGCCTCCCGGCGGCGACGATCCCACTCCCGAGTCGGAGGCATCGCTGTCGCCGTCCCCGTGGGAGCCGTGGCAGCAGGCAGGATGGAACCCGCAGGAAGTCAACCCTTACGAGGCCCGTCAGGCCTACGAGGGCTGGCAGGCACTCGGCAACCGTGACACCCGTGGCTACATGCTGGAGCGGATGCTCCAGGGGAATGAACTCCCCGAGGGGATGTCATGGGGCGAGGCGCAGGAGATCATCCAGCAGGCGCACCAGCAGCGTCAGGATCCCTTCGCGCAGTTCGCTCCCGAGCAGCCCGCGTATCAGGAGCAGTACGCTCCGGAGCAGGACTACGCGCAGCCGCAGCCGGGCATTGACCCGTATCAGTTGCGTCAGGCGTGGCAGCAGGACATGAACAACACCCTGTCGCAGTTCCAAGAGACCATGCAGCGCGAGCAGGCCGAGCGTCAGCAGATTGACGAGTTCGGCCGCGGGCTTGACGGCATCCGCACGCAGCACGGTCTCACCGAGTCGGACATGACCTTCCTCGCTCCCCGCGCTGCGGAGTACGCGCAGAACGGGACGCAGATCAACCAGGCGGTCGAGCAGGCTTACCGCGACTTTGACGAGTGGCGGCGTAACGCGATCTCGTCAATGGGACAGCAGCAGGGGCAGGTTCCGCAGAACTTCGCATCGCAGGGCGGCCTCGCGGCCTCCCCCGATCAGCCCCCGCGCTCACTCTCGGACGCACGTGCGTTCATGGAGTCGCAGACGCGACGCTAAGAAATGTGCTATGTGCCGTGCAGCCGTGCTAGAGTGACGGCTGCACGGCGGTTTGCTCCGGCGGGTGGGCTTAGTCCCCGGGAGGACGGTGCGGATAGCAGGAGTTTCATCCTGATCCCCGTTCTCACTAGGAGTTTCACCGCATGGCTCTTTACAGCACTTCCTCTGCATTTGCGAAGGATGTTTGGCTCCCCGGGCTGAACAACGAACTTCTCCAGGAGCCGGGCACCCTCGTCGGGTGGCTCGGCTCGTACACCGACCCGAACGTGACTGTTGATGTCCAGGGTCGTCGCTCATACCTGAAGCTGCGAGTCGGTGACTCGCTTGGGCAGGGCACGATCACGCAGGGCGGCAACTACCCGACCCCGGGTGACACCGCTTACGACGAGGCCACGCTCTCCCTCGCCCACCTCTCGCACGCGCTCTCCTTCACGATGGAGGAAATGGCGCTGCTCGACTCGGCCGAGGCTGCCGCAGTTCCGATCATGGCGGAGAAGATGACCGCCGCGAAGGAAGCGATGTCCTCGGACATCGAGCGTCAGGCATGGGGCGACGGTACCGGCGTTCTCGCCAACGTCGCTTCGTCCTCGGGCAGCACGATCACGCTCGACGCCCTCGCAACGGCGCAGATTGACCGCGACCGTTACATCTGGGTTGACGACGCAGCACGCGCTCGTTACGACGTCGTGCACGGCACCACCGGCGCACAGCAGGTCACCGGCTTCACGGTCTCGGACATCAACGAGACCACCAACGTCCTGACCTGCTCGGCCACCATGACCTCCGCCACTTCGGCCGGCGTCGTGGTCCGTTCGGGTGACTGGGCAACCGGCGGTGCCTTCCGCAGCCTGGAGTTCTCGGGCATCAAGTCTGCCGTGTCGGACTCCAACACCTACATGGGTATTGACCGCACCGCCGCTGGTAAGGGTTACTGGAAGTCAATCCTCGCCACCAACAGCGGTACGGCTCGCACGCTCACCGAGGAACTGATCCACGGTGTCATGAACAAGGTTGCCCGCCGTGCGGGTCGCCACCCCGGTTCGGACTACGCAGCCTTCGCTTCCCCGGGCGCGTGGACCGCTTACCACCAGATCATGACCCCCGGCCTCCGCTACACGGTGGACGGGACTCCGGACATCGGCTTCGGCCGTCCGCTGGAAATGCTGGGTGTGCCGCTCTACCGGGGTGCCCGTGTGCCCCGCAACTCGGTGTACCTGCTGAAGAAGGACAGCATCAAGTTCGTCCGGCCCATGCACAGCAAGCCCGGCGACCTGCTGAACTTCGTCAACCTCGGAGGCAGCGACTTCTTCCTCCAGAACGCTTCCTCGGGTCAGGGCCACTCGGCCGCCGTGGTCGCGTACCTCGACGGCTTCCTCGGACTCATGACTACCCGCCCGCGTGACCACGCGCTGCTCGGGGACATCACCGAGGTTGGATCGGCTTACTAGTCATGGCTCTCTCCATCGTCATTGACAAGACCGACACCGTTGGTCGCTACATCAAGGTCAAGGTGGGCACGATCACCTTCGACTCGTCATACCCGACGAACGGAGAGCCGCTGGTCAGTACCGACCTGGGCTTCTCCACCGCGGTCAGTTGCCTCGTGGCAGCCCCGAACGCGGGCCTGATGTTTGAGTACGACCACACGAACTCAAAGATCAAGGCGTTCTACCCCACCGGGGGAGCAGCGGTTCCGGCCGCTATCGGCGCTCCGTCTGTCGCGGCACCTGTCGGTGCCACGCCGGTGACGTCCACAGCAGCACAGCCGAACTTCACGGAGACCGCTGGAGTCGCAGCGGAGGTTGCTGCGGCAACCGACCTCTCCACGGTTGTGTGCAAGTTCGTGGCGTTCGGGTACTAGATGGAACTCGGCTCCCCCATCAACGAGTTGGTTCACCCTGACTGGCGGTTTGTGACGGGCGACCTTCACAACATCGCAACGCGGGTGGAGGAGTACGACGCAGAGGCACGGCTGGCCCGGGAAGAAACCTCGGGTCAGCTGGGCCTCGCGCGCAAGATCGTCAACCCCGACCCCACGGGTGACGGGTATCTGTGGACGATCGCCCGCAGGCTGAAGGACACCGAGACCGGCGAGCCCTTGACGGGTGAGCCGGACGCTCGGGTGCTCACAGAGCAGCAGGCGTCAGATGCGTTCCGGGTCGCAGACCTCGACCGCTGGCGTCGCACGCAGAACACCATGTGGTACTTGAACGAGCAGGCGAAGCACTACGCAGAAATCGAGAAGCAGATGGACGCTGCCGAGCAGTTCGTCCACGCGGCCCGGAGGCACGACCTCCACCGCCCGGCCCCGGTGAGCGTCCCTACCGACGTCCCCGCCAATGGCTAGCGGCGACTTCGCCGACCTTTATGGGAAGGCGATCCGCGCATCACGCCGTGACAGCACCTACGCGCAGGATGTCACTGACGCGAAGGCCGCGATCAACGAAGCACTCCAGGCGGTGTCATTCACCGGAGACCCGTGGAACTGGCTGGAGAAGGAAGGCCAGTTCACCCTCACCGCCGGATCCGACACATACACCGTGGACTCCATCGGTATCGCGCTCGGCACGACGGTCTCTGACCTGTTCAGCATCACGATGGACAGCGGCAGAAACATCGGGTACACGCTCCAGTCGATGTCGTGGCAGGCGCTTGAAGGCGTGTCGGACTCAACGCAGGACGATGAGGGCGACGGCTGCCCCGCGTATTGGGCGTCATGGGATCGCCGTGTCCGCTTCTACCCCGTCCCCGACGCGAACTACACGATGGGCTGCTTCTACCGCGCCTATCAGTCCGAACTGACCCTTGATGCCGATGTCCCGCTCATGCCTCTGGAGTGGCGCACGAGGCTGCTCGTTCCCTACGCCGCATCGGTGCTTCTGCGCCAAGAGGGCGGCTCGGAAGCGGCCGGCGAAGCAGACCGCTACACGGCGCTCTACCAGGTGGCCTTCCGTGATTGCCGCACCGCGCTCGCTACCGCCAAGACTCCCGCCCTGGCACTCTCGTCGCCGAGTTGGATGGACGCTTAGTGCGCATCCTCTCGATCGCACGCCCGTTCACTGGCGGCTATCGGACTGACACCCCTGCCTATGCGCTCGCCGCGAACGAGTCGGCATGGGCGAAGGATCTGATCTACCCGAACGCGATCGCGCAGCAGCGTTGGGGATGGTCATACGACGGAACGACGTCGCCGACGACATCGAGCCAGAAGATCCACGGAGTCGCCCGTGCGTCGTTCGCGCTCCCCAACGTCGTGCGAACTGCTGGCTCGTGGTACGACGCATCCACCGCGGTCAAGATCAGCCAGCACGTCGGCAACTCGGCGGCTAACACGCTGCTCTCTTACGCATCGACCACAGAGATCAAGTACCTGCCGCGGTGCATCTACAACGGCGAAGTCTTGTGGTGCGCACAGGACGGCGTGACTCCGCTCCTTCGGTGGGCCGGGTCGAACGTGCCGAAGATCACGGTCACCGGCAACTGGAAGATGGTCAACGGCAAGACCGTGATCGAGGGCGACGCGACTGGCGGACAGATCCAGCCGAACTACAACGCGCTGGAGAAGGGCGCGTTCATCATCGCAAACTTCCCCGGGGCTGCTGGCGTGTCGCAGAACCCGACCTACTGCGTGCGCATCCTCGCCGATAAGGCCGGATCCTCAACGATCAAGAACTACGTCCCGATCGACTCCCTCCGCAACTACTCGATCGGCGCCGATAGTGCGGTGACCACGGCGGGCTTCACGGTCTCACCCGTCGCAACAGCATGGCCTGGAGTCCCGATCCATCAGACGGGTTCGGTATCGCGGACATCCTCCGTCGCCAACACCTCATCGGTGTGGACCGCAGCAGAGGCGCAGCTCAATCAGGTTTATTCCGCCTCGGCGATGTTCAACGAGAAGATGATGGAGGACGCACTTCTCGTCTTGAACAACACCGCCGGTGGAGCGCACCGCATCGGTTCCCTGACCAGCGTGACGACATCCACGGGTGTCATGAACGTGTCAGCGGAACTGGACACGCAGACCAACGCAGCGTTCCGGATCATGCGTCGGCTCCCGTTCAAGGACGCCGCAGTTCACAAGAGCACCCTGTTCGGGACCGGCGTGAAGCAGTACCCCAACCGCGTGTACGTCGCACCCCCGGGCTGGAACATGGGCCTTCCCCCTGGCGCCACCGAGCCGTTCGACCCGGTAGAGCGATGCGGCTGGTCGAACACAACGGTCACCGGGTTCACTGACGTATCTGACTTCACGCTCTCGTCGTATGACATCCCCGGCCCATACGACGGCGACCCGGTAGTTGCGATCCTCGCCTCCCCCGGTCCGATGCTCGTGCTGAAGCGCGACTCGGTGTACGGGATGTTCGGGGGTTGGCCGACGTTCGATGTGCAGGCGCTCTCGGAGGGTTCCGGGTGCATCGACATCCGCTCCGCAGTATCGGTGAACGGCAGCTGCTATTGGGCTGGCACCGAGGGGATCTTCGCCTATCGCGGCGGCACGATCACCAACCTGACGGCCGGACGCATCGAGCGCGAGTGGCGGGCGCTCATGGCCGGGTACGTCGCGGGAACCTCGACGGTCTCGATCGGTGTCGTGTCGAACCACGTCGTCGTCTGCGCCCGCGGTCTCAACACCGCCGCAACGGCCGGCGCAATCAACGGCGAGAGCGCGTCTGCCCCCTCGTCGCGGACGTACTGCTTCCACCTCCAGACCGGGACGTGGACCGGGACGATCTCCAACTTCACCCCGTACACGATGTGGTCGTTGCAGGTGCCGGGAGAGATC